TTTAGAGCAAAAGAATAGACACAAATACTATCTTGTATATAACCCATTGCGCGTTGAATTGTGAAGTCATCGACCGGAGGCGCACCCACTTGTGCGAGCCACCCTACCTCATCTTGGGCTGTACCCCAGATCTGGTAACTATTATCGCCACCATCACCACTATGGTGTTGGTAGATCTGAACACGCGAGAAATAAGTATGTGGTCTTGCTGAAAAACGGTCTTGACCATTAAGTTTTAATGTATAGGTTGTGTCTGCTATATCCGACCGTTTCACAACAGGATGGGTCATCACACTATCGCTCGAGATGGCGCCGATGACGCTTTGTTGGGTAGCAACCCAAATGAGTTCTTTTACTGGGTGATTAAACCTTAAATCTTGTTCTCCAGCCTGTTCTTCAAGTATCTGTTCTTGAACCTGTTCAATCAGGTATTCATGTGAAACCTGTGCGAAACGTCTACGTTCATCGGTATCTAAATAGATATAGTCAACCCAGAGTTTGTTCGATGTAACATATGCCATAGAACCACGGACACGGACACTCCCCATACGATGATTTAATATAACCTTTACTTCATGATACTGTAGGGCTATAAGTGGGAGTGCCGACCCAGGATTCTTACAAAACCAGAAATTGAGTGGAATAAATCGTGCTTGGTTGGCGAAACCTTGAGCACCAGACATTTGTTGAAATAATGTCCCAGTTGTCGAGCCCACATTTGAGGTCGGTCTCGTCACACCAATACCACACGTATGGGTTAATTCGTTCCAAGTCATCATAAATACACCACTATGTTTATCGATACTCTGTCCTCCTATTTCAATTTCAACATCATTGATAATCTGTGCTATGGATATAGAAGGGGTGTAATTGTCATAGATAGCTTCGATATACATTTTGTGAACTAAATCGCCATTCCTGGAAATAGTAGCGGTACATCGACCAGGCTCCAGTGAACTACCATTCCAGGTCTGTTCTATACATTCCATCGAGAAGTTGGTGTGTCTGCGGTAGACCACCTTAAAGAACGTAATATGAGGATTACCAGTTAGATAGACATCTTGTGCACCATATGCTACTAATTGCATTAATCCACCACCCATATAAGATAGGTCAAGAAAATTATTGAATAAATAAATAAATTTATTCTTAATTTTTATTAATTAAAAATTGATTATTTAAAAAACTATAGACAGAATAATATACAACAATGCAACAGTCTCAAGGCCCTCCACCTCCATACTATTCATCGGAGCCAACCATTCAACAAAAAAAAAGAGTGGGTATAGCCCCCAAGAATACACTAAATATTAATATTCGACAGTCACCTACTATATCTGGACATGCTAGTCTTCCTATTCAACATCATCAAGGCATGTCAATTCCTATTCAACACCACCAAGTCAATCATTACCCTATTCAATACACTCCGGTCAATCACACCCCTCTACAATACAGTCAAGGTAATCATAATCCTATACAATCTGGACACGTTCGTTATAGTTCATCTCCTTCTAATCCTCCTGGGTATAGACAAGGTGTAATCCCACAACACAAACCGCGGAAACTGGTTCAATATCATGGAGCAGTCGTGAATACCCCACAACCGATTGCTCGAGCTTACAATCCGACCTATCCTAATTTGTCGAGATATGAAAATTATACAGAAGAACGTAGGCGTCTGGAACAAAAACATATGAATGAAGTATTAGAGTTGGAGGCTAAAAGGGTCTATTCATTCTACAAAAGATAATTTATAACAGAGTTCGCGTTTGGTTCGAATGACGCTTTCCTCGATAGAGATAATCTCTTCACAACTATTACACCACATTTTGTATGGAATTAGTGCTATTTCGAGTTCAAATATTCTAAGAGATTTATAGACCGATTCTTCCAGAGCTGAAGCATGAATCTGATGGATGTCATCTGTATCGATCATGAACTGTTGAGAATAGATTTGTTCTTCTGTATCCCAGATACGGTCAGCGAGAGTCATAAAAGCGTCTTCGAGAACCGAGGGACCTTGTGTTTCATAGTACGCCATCTTCGTGTGTAATATTTGTCTACTACGTATATTAATTTCAATTTTTTATTCCTTTACATTTAGTAACTCCGAATAAAAATTTATAATTATCCCAATTCGTAGAATATTCGCTTTTTTTATCAAAATAATAAATAATAAATCCAACGAATATAGTTACAAAACACACCCGAGTTAAGAATGTATTTATTTGGGTTAAGTATTCTGAATCCTTCTTTATTGAGTTATAATAGTCTATATAGTTATTAATGATAAACATAAGTAATATTAACAGGAAAACCAAGCGAGTAAAAAACTGATTCATTTTATTAACTATAATAAATAATAAATAGAACCCAATTGTATTTCGAAGTTTTAGAAGTGGATTTAGTGTTACAGAACTATATAAATCCATTGAAATATAAATAGATATGACCTGGAAAATATGTTTAAAGATCATTATATTTTTTAACAGTTTTTGTGTATTACACCCCAATAATTGTCCAAAAAAATTCCCACTGAGTGATAATACTAATAATAAAATACCTTGTAAATTTTCGTCCATCATTACTATAAACTTATATAAAATTTACAGCTTTTGCAGTTCTTTTACTAATATATCCCACTCTACAATATTCTATTTTATTTGTATGGAAAATGTCCTTAGCTTTAATATAATTCTCCTCATCCAGAACAATCATAAAACCAATACCACAATTTAAGGTTCGATACATTTCTTCATCTGTAACATTACCTTGTTGTTGAATATAACTAAATTGTGGTGTAATTAGATTTTCCTTATAAATATTCATACATTTATCTTGAGATAAAACCCTAGGAGGGTTATCAATAAGCCCACCACCAGTAATATGCACGAGAGCATTAATCGTAATATTATCGAGAAGTTTAATTTCATTATAATAACATGTATGTGGTTGTTTGACCCAATCTATAAAATTTTGATTTAATGTACACTTGTCGAAGATCTTTCGAAGTAGAGAAAACCCATTCGTATGTAACCCATTCGAATAGAGTCCTAGAACATGGTCGTTGATTTTAATATTTTTTTTACCATCAATAATATCCGCTCTTTCAGCGATACCCGTAATACATCCAGCAATATCGATTTCATTTTTATTGTAAATATTGGGCATTTCGGCGGTTTCTCCACCAACTAAGGGACAATTGTATTTAGCACAGGTTTGTGTCATACCTTCTATCACATCGAGGATCTGTTTCTTCTCAAGAGTCTCGCATGCAATATAATCTAAGAAATAGAATGGGTCTGCACCTTTAACCAAAATATCATTAATACTATGAGCAACAATATCTTCACCAGCAATTTTATACACGTCGGGGGTATGTTTCGCTAGAAAGGAGGGTTTACTACCAACCCCATCAATACTCGAAATAAAGACGGGCTCTTTATAGTTTTTAGGTATCCCAATTATTCCACTATAATCACCCATACTATGAAAACAATCCTTATTAAAGGTTTGCTTAATAAAGGGAGACATCGATTCTACAATATCTTGGGCTTTGTCTATATCCACACCACTTCCTAAATAGGTATTGGAATTTACTGTACTACGACCAATATCTTTCCGAAATTTAAAATTCTGGACTTCTAGATTCGAATTAATTTTTTCAGACAGTGTATTTAAATCTCCACCCTTTTCAAAATACACCAATGTTCTTGAAGTCGTAGAAAGTTTAAGAGTTCCATGTTCATTCATAGAGGATGTAATAATATTCGATTGATTCGATTGATACCATTCATTGTCTATTTCATAAATTCTCTCATCCTTTTCTGGATAGAAATGTGGAACCAGATATTTCGAGACCATATTTAAGTTAGAGTAAGTCGGAGTAAGATATAACAAACGAGCGTCGAGAATACCATTATAAATGTCAAATAAACTGGTTTCTAGAAGTTCTAATACATTGACACATTCAGGATCACCATATCGTGCATTAAATTCAATAATTTTCAAATCACCATTGGAACATTTGATGAAACTACCATAAATAATTCCCTTATAACATTCGTTGTTATCAGCATTTAAAATTTCGACCGTTTTACAATTAATCTCTTGAGCTAAAACCACTTCTGATTCAGTTAAAAAGGGAGCCTGGTGATTAGAATAGGAAATACAACCCATACTCCCAGTATTCGGTCCAGAATTATGTTCGAGTTGTTTAAAATCTGTAACAATTGGCATATGTGAGAAAAAACTTCCATCACTATATGACATAAGAGTAAATTCCTCTCCTTCGAGTTTTTCTTCAATAAGAACAGTATGGTTTTGTTTCAATAGTTCGATAGTATACATCAACCCTTCTAAATCATTTGTAAAATGTGTTCCAGAAACCTTAACACCTTTTCCAGAACAGAGGTTCGTCGGTTTAATAACATAATTGAAATTGAGTTTTTCACAAAACGCATAATATTCCTGAATTTGTTGATGTGTGTCGAGTGCTACAATATGTTTAAATAAAGGATTATAGGTGGACATGTTATTCTTTTCAAGAAGATTCCGAGCGTAAAATTTATCCGTTTCGATTCGAGCTAATTTTTGTGTGGGTCCAATACATTGAATCTGATTTGCTTCTAGAAAATCGACAACACCGACCGATAAATAGTTTTCAGGACCAATAATAGCATATTTAATGTTATATGATCTACAAAAATGTAGTAATTTCTCAAGAGTAGTAAGAATAGAAAATTTATCAACAATTTTAAGAATACCTGGATTGGTGTTTTTCCCACAACAATATAATTTTATAGTCTTATTATCTTTCTTAAGTTTTTTCAATATAGAGTGTTCTCTGGCACAGGATCCAATAACTAACCAACTCATTGTATATTTTTAGAACGTATTATTTAAATATAATTTATAATTATTATTAGAATTTTGTGGTCGTTTGGAAATAATTTTGATAACCAGATTGCCACGTTTATTCGAATAAGGTATATATAAGCCCTTATTTTCCAGAATATAGGAGTCATTATATGGATAGGTACATTCGAAAATATAATTTTTCTTATCCAGAAATTCAAATTCATGTTTAATATCCTCATTGTT